TACCTTAGAAGTTGATGCCATATGTGACTTCACTTTTGGGTTAGTCAGATAGGCCAATGTGTTGCCGTTAATGGCGGCATTGTCTACTTCAACTTCTTTAACTAGGTCTGTGATTGCTTGCCAAGTCAAATCGCCACCGTTAGTGCCGATAGCGACAGAACCGATGCCAGTAGTACCAGTGATGCCTGTAGGCTCGTTAGAACCGCCACCTTCGATAGCTACATCTTCGATTTTCTGTGCAATGCTGTTTAGCAAATCATCACGAACAATCTGCTCAACTGATGGGTCGCTTTGGATCATCAGTAGGCGTGATACGTCAGTGAATGCACCTAGCGATTTAGGTGACATTGTAATTTGTGAGAAAACAGCGTTAACCTCAGAAGTTGCACCATTCTCTGCCACGAAACCAGCGGATACGCCAGTTGATAGCTTCGGAATAGCAACATCACCTTTAAGGCCAGACATTACGCGAGAGCCTAGCTCAGAGAAAACTAGACGGGCGCGAAGCGCGTCTACAAACTCATTACCTAGATGCTCTGTAGGCTTCAAGAAACCACCAGCACTGTTTGTTCCAGCAGTTAAATCACGCTTGCCTGTCCAGAAATGGTCTGGTGCGTAGAACCCGCGAGCTTCACGACCAGAACGCATTGCGATCTCTTCTGAAACTTCACGCTCTAAACCCTGTAAGCCAGAACCGTTTACTAGACCGCGAACAGCTTTCATAAAGCTATAATCACGCTCTTCTTTAGCTGACATTTCAACCGCACCAACAGACTGCTCTAGCGGTGTGCCTTCGCCAATTGCGTCCAGTAGAACGCCTCTGAACTGTGCAACAGATAGGCCATCGCCAATTGCTTGGTCGGCTAAATCTCTGCGGTTGTGCTTTTGCGCTAGCTTAATGATTTCGCCAGCATTCTTCTGAAAATCGCGCTTAGCTGCTTCTGATGCTGCTTCGCGGATTTCATCCACATTTTGTTCTGTCATTTTTGGAGTTTCCTTCACTTCTATGACGGTTTTTGTTTCAGCACTGCGATTAACGCCTACCCCTGCATCTGCGGGAACGCTCACAATACTAGCCTCGTATGGCATCCAAGAATTAACGCTGACTGTGCCAGCCCTATCATTCTTAGCGTCCATATTGCGGATTTGGTAGCCGATGCTGACGTTGCTTCTGATACCATCCTTAACGTCATCGTATATCTCTCTAGCAAGCGCACCTTTTCCAAAGCGCACCACTGCCCGTAGTCTGCGGTCAGTTGCATCAAGATATGTACGTTCGACAACGCCAATTTGTTTAGTTAAATCGTGGTCTAGCAATAAAGGTGCATGACCAGAGTTTAACCTTGTTAAATCTACTGCCTCTTCGCTATGCTCTAGCACTTCTAGGCCAAATGAACGCTCTACAGGCTCTTCTGATGATAATGACATTCGCACCCTGCGGTCATCTTCATTAACCATTTCGCCATCAGCCGCGCGATAATTCAGCGCAGAACGGTCAAAGCGTTCCTCTTTTTCCTCATCATCATAAGGCCGCATTTCTTCGCTATGCTTTTCAAATGTAACCGTATAAGTTTCATCAGTTTCGGTAACATCAATAATATGTCTGTTTTCCATATCTTCGCCCTCTACATCTAGGGTCATATTATCAGAATTTAAATCGTTTGTCATATCGCGTTCACCTTCATCGATGCGGTCTAGCGCGGCATCTTTAGCCCTAGCCCAAGTTTGCCCTGCATCACCGCCCCACGCTGCCCACGCCACGCGGCCTTTTGATGGATAGCCCTCTTCGCCAGAGCTAAACCCTTCGGCTTGTTTATCTACTTCGTGGCGGCTAAAAAAGCTATGCATTCTGCGTACTGTATCAGCCGATAATTCCTGACGATTTACAAGCTGACGCGCTCTAGCTACAGCTACAGCAGTGCCGCCCTGATTGCCTTCTTCACGCCACTTAAAGAACTTTCGCGCTTCTGCCGCCATTCCCTCTGTAGGCTTTAAGCTGATATCTACGCCTTTATAGTTCGCCATCTTGTCCTACGTCTATGCTAGGCTGCGCTGGCAGTTTAGTGCCATAAGGTTGGAAAGCGGTATCTATGCCGTAACGGTCTGCTAATTCGCTCTCGCGGTTAATCTGTTCAAATACATCTTCTGTATCTTTACCGTATTGCGCGTGTATATCCTGCAAGGTAACAATGCCGTTATTCAGCGCGGTTACACTCGCATTTATTTCCTTTTGTGGGTCTACCCACGCAAATCCGCGCGGTCTGTAGATTACGTTATCTGCAAATAAATCATATTTACCCATAGGCAGATTTAGCTTGCCAACAGTGATAGCCATTTCTAGCCACGCACGATATACAGGGTCAATAAATGCATCAATCATAAACTGCTGCATCATTTTGAAGTGATCACGATCTTCGATAGTGCCTTGCCTGATGGATGAGTAGCTAACGCCCTCTAGGTTATTAGCAAGTGATACATAGCTAACGCCTAGCCCTGATGCGATACCGCGCAGAATAGCTTTCTCAAAATCAGCAAAATTATCTGTTGGCTGCGATGGGTCAAACGCTTTGAAATCCATACCCTGCGGCAGTTGTGTGAACGTGCCAGGCGAAGCGTCCATAATTGGTGCATGATTATCATAATCATCGCCTACAAAGCCATCACCTTCGGGGCTAACAAAGAAGCCCATCTTTGATGCGGCTACTCGCGCATTTACTAGGGAAGCCTCTTCAAAGCCATCCAGCATCTTTAGGCGAGATAAGGCGTTGCTCATCATAGGTACGCCTCTGGTTTGCCCTGCGCGTTCCTGTATAAAGCAGTGAATAATATCATCTGCTGGCACTTGAATGTGTCTACGCTTAGTGGTTGAGCCGTAGCTAAAATCGTGATGCGGGTGATCCTCGAACATGAAATAGCTAACTGGCTTGCCAGATTTATCTATCTCAACGCCCATCCGCACTTCATTACCGTTAGATAGCCGCTTATTGTATTCTTCATCGAGATAATCAGCTTCAAGAAACTGCAAGCTGAAACCGTATGGATTGCCTGACGGTCTGCGTATCTTCTTTATGATTACTTCGCCATCACGCGCTAGCGTTTCCATAAACAAACGCTGCGCTTGCATCCAGCTTAAACGACCATCAACAGTACAAAATCCAGTGCGCCCCCACGCCATAAAGTTTTGCTCGATAAGGCGATTGCCTACGGTATCAAGGCTGTTATCATCGTTGCGCTTGCGAACCTGTAAAGATACGCCTGTTGCGCCTACGATGTTAGTAGTCATTATCTGTAGATAGCGTTTTGCATAGGGATGGTTACGGCTTATCTCGCGGCATCTATCGCGCAAGGTGCGTAGAGTTGGCCTAATCTCACTATCGGCAGAGCGTGAAGATGATATGAAATCGCTAAATAGTCTACCGATATTTGCGCCTTGATAGTTGCGCTTTTGAGGCTTTGGCTTGCCTTTAAAGAAATCCATCACGCCCATATCTAAAACCTCACTAGAACTGTTGCGCCTGTAGCATCGCCATTTTTAGCGCGTTCTAGCTGCAACTCTTTTGCGTACTCTTTACGGTAAAAATCACGCGCGTCTATTAAATCTTGAAATGACATTTTTGTTAGGCTGCGTCCATTTATGCTGTAGCTGCTAACGTCTGCATCAGCTTTGCCCTGCAAAATGCTTTCAATCTTATCAACCATTATTTGCGCGTGACTGCGCGGGTCTACGTTATCATCTAAATCATGCTCAATATCAAGCGTACCTGTATCAACGATGATGCGGTTGCCTGATGATGTTTCTGTGATTTCTAGCTGCCAGTGATAGTGGCCTTGCGTGAAAGAAGAGCTTGTTGCGCTAGCAATGGTAAATAAATAATAAGTTGATGTTTCTGTAGCCGTTACTTTGATTTCACTGCCACCGCCAGATATTCTAGCTACCCATTCTGCGCTGTGCGTTGCAGTAGGATAATCGCCTACTAAATCTTCGCGCTTCCATTGTACAAAATCACCTATCGCAAACGTTTCAGGTTCGGTAGTAGGTGCATTAGCTACATCAAATAAATTTGCCATTATCGCCAGCCGTTCACAAAACCGCCCGATGGGCGTGGTTTAAAAATAGGACTATTCTGCACTTGCGGTTGCTGTGGCTTTTCTGGCTCTGCTGGTGCATTTGCAATCCTATCCGCAATATCATTTAGCCGCAATGACAGTATCGACAAAGCGGCATAACTGTAAACGCGGCAATCAAGTGCCTCATTTCGAGCGCGTGTTTTGACAAATTCCCTGCGCGGAAAGCCTTTATGATATTTTGTGACAATCTTTTCTGAAGCTGCCAACTGTTTAAAATATTCATCATCGCGGCCTGTTGGGAAGTGACAAAACCCTGCTCCCGCCATTGTAACCTTTAAACGGCTAAAAATCAATTCTTTGATATTGTCAACGCCAATGGTGAACAATTTGATTTTGCCGATGTTGTTGCGGGTAGGCTTGCTGACGATAGGGCGTGTCTCGCCAGCCATACCCTTGATAGCAAATATGCGCTTGCCTTCGCGTGGCCTGACATAGTTATAAACCGCTTGCGTATAGTGACCGCCACTATCAATACAAGCTGCCCT